CTTCCTGAGCGCCCGCCGCATGGCGTTTCGTCCAACACGCTCCGGCAGCAGCTTCAGCTTGCGCTCGATCTCGGCCAAGCCCTGCACGTCTACGTCAAATTGCATCGCGCTCCACCATGTCCAAGGGCAGGCCGTCCCAGCCTCGGGCGGCCGCGATCAGCTCGGGGTCGCTGGAGTTGCGCCAGCGTTCCGCGTGTTTCGTCCATTCGGGGTGCTTGGCTCGGTGTTGCGCCCCCTTCCTGTGGTAGTCCCGGAGCCATTGGTGGTAGTCATGCAGGCCGCAGACCACCCGCGACTCCTCCCAGCCCGCAAAGAGCCGAGCAAGCGTCCCCTCGGGTCGGGGCGTCCCATCGGAGACGTAGGGCAGCACCGCAGGCAGGACGCTGACGCGGTACATGCGGACGCCGGCCATCCTGACCGAGTCCGACAGCCGGTCCCTGACGCGCCCCACCACCTGCCAGCCCTTGATCTTCGCCGCCTGTGCGTACAGCGACTTGACCGCCCCGCGATCCAGCAGTACGTCGGCATCCACCGTCAGCAGCCACTTCGCCTTGGATGCAATCGCCAACCGGAAGCACTCGCGGACGGCCTCGGAGAATGGGGCGACGTGCAGAACGTGGACCGCCTGCACTTCCTCCCGAACCCTGCGCACGCACTCGCCTTCCGTCCGTTCACCACAGGCGCGGACCACCGCGATCACTTCCATACGACGATCCGGACCTCGGGCTTCTTGGAGATGCCGGGGTGTTCCTCCAGCGCCCCCAGAGCCGCCAGAGCCGCCAGCTTGGCGCGCCAGTAATCGGGCGGATGGACGTTCCGGTGGGCGGGCTTCCCGTCAGCCAGCTTCCGCGCGCCCGGGGCGCAGCAGATGACGAAGATGGCGGCCTTGCGAGCCAGTCCCACCACGTCGGCCAGAACGGCGTCCGTAAACTGTTCCTCGACGTGTTCCATCACGTCGCCGCAGTAGACCACGTCAGCGGCCTCCGGGCGGGCGTCCATCCCCGGCAAAGCAGGGTCATAACCCCGGTACTCGACGCCTCTCACAGCGCCGCGGAGGGTCTGCTTGCCGCACCCGTAATCCAGCAGGTCGGCGGCCTCTGCCCGGTCAATCACGCTCTGCACCAGCTCGGCGTGGATATGGGCCGTTGTTCCGTAGGCCGGATCCTCGTGGGCCAGCCGGTTCAGGCGGCGGTACTCGTCCGTGATCATCGCCAAGCGTCCTTGACCCACTGGACCCGCGAAGTCCACGGCTTCGTGGAGCCGTTGTGCTGGATCAGAACCGCGTCCTTCGGCGGCGGTTTTGCGCCATTATTCAGGTCTCGGATGCTGTAGATCCCCGCCTCCGGTCCGTACAGCGGGCACCCCCAGAGCTTGTAGCTGATCCACGCCTGGTCGCTTCCGCGATACCCCGCGGCTCGTGCCTCCGCGATGGATTCCTGCCCCTTGAAGTCCTCCCAGACATGCGTCTGCGTGCCGGGCGTCATCAGGTACAGACCGCCGCCGATCCGGTTGTTGTTGTGCCCCCACGATGCCGTCGGCTTCCAGCCCACGAAATCGGCGGTCGGCGCGAACAGCGGCTCTGCGTTGCCAACCACCAGCAGGTCGATGTCCACCAGCAGAACCCGGTCGCCGAGACAGCGAGCGGCGTCCGAAAACATCCACAGCCGGCGGTAGCAGGACGGGAACCTGTCGCCCTCGGGGGTCCGCAAGTCCGCCAGCGCAAGCGCCTCGGGCGGAGTGGGCATGATCTCCACGCCGTCGTCGTACTGACCAGCCTCATCCGTGATGCAGACAAACCGGAAGTCGCCCGGGAGGTGGCGCCGGAACATCCGGTGCAGCACGTTTACATGCTCGGGCGCAAACCCACGCCCGCCGTCACACCACAGCCATGTGACGACTGATCTCATCTTCCAGCCTCGCCTTTGGGAAGCACGTCAGGGCCGATCCCTCCGTGCAGTTGATTACTTGTATGCCCTGATTCCGCTTCGCCCATCGCGCGTACTGCGCCAAGTGCATCCGGCGCTTCGCCTCCGTCGTGTTGCTCAGGCCGTTGGTGTACGGGCCGAAGAAATGCGTTCCGTGCATGTCGAAACCCAACAGCAGAATCCGGCTGGCCCCTTTCAACCGGGCCACTTCCAGACCCAGCACGCCGCTGTTGACGGATACGTAGCCCGCCACCTTGACGCGCTCGACGCCCTTGACCTGGTGCATCGTGTACTTCGCGCCAGGCAGCGTCAGCGCCTCCGGGTACTTGCGCCACCACGCCGAATCGGTCGCGGCCAGGAAGTCGGCCCACGGCGCGAGCTGGAATGCGTTTCCGATGACCCCCAGCGGAATTCCTGCTGCCCTGACGCGCTCGGCATCCTCCGCCGAAGCGGACGGACCCGGCGCGAGTAATGCCCATGTAGTCACTGATCGAGCCTGACCCCTTCACCCGTCATCAGCGTGAGGTGTTCCTTGCCACTCTCCGCATCCGGCAGGACCGCTAGGATGTTGTAATACCTGCCGCGATAGACGACGCGCATCGAAGCGTCCACGTCATCGCGATACCGGATCACGATCCGCCCGCGCACCTCGGACTGCTCCGCTCCGGCAGCCATGAATTCGCTGCCAGACATCGGCACGATCTCGGCCCACGGCTGGGCGATGGTGACCCACGTCGTCACCATCTCGCCCGTCACCGGGTCTTGCGTGATCTGCTGTTCCTGTAGCTGCACCTTGTGGCGCAGGTTGCCGGAAGCTACTGCGGGCATCACGACACCGTCGGACGTCGAATCGTCGTCAGAAGCGCCACAGCCGCCTTGCTGGTCAGACCGTGGCCGTACCCTTCATGCGACGGGACGGCGTTGTCACGGCCCTCGCCCTCGCGGAAGCGGTACTGCGACGCCAGTTCGAGCAGGCAGGCAGCTCGCACCACGGGCTTCACCACCGGCTCACCGTCGCTGTCCAGAAGCGGGACAGGGTTACCGTCGGAGTCTCGAACGATGTTGCCGTCGCTGTCAGTCTCCCATTCGTACAGACGCCAGTCCTCTTTCAGCCACCGCCGCACGGCCTCAGAGACTGCCGGGATGAACACGTCCAGCCAGCCGTCATCGGCGCTGCCGCCGCTGTCGTAATCCAGCCGCAGGTGTTCGTATGCCTGCTCGCGGGTGATAAGGTTACCCATCGTCGCGCGTCACCTTGACCGGAGCCGTCTTGTCGATCCCGTTTCGGCCATCCCTGCCGTCGCGGCCCTTGCGCGCAAACACTTTCCACTCGTGGTCGTACTTGCCGACGCCAGGCTCGCACTTCGGGTTGTCCACGATGGCGATGTAAGCCGTGCCGTTGTGCGTGAGGATGTCGCCCTTCTCCGCAACGACACCCGGCGACCAGTAGCCNCGCCACAGCGGGACCGGGACGCGCTTGGTCACGGTGCCCGTGCGGCCCTTGACCGTCACCGTGCGCTCGCCGTCGTAGTCCAGCGANANCTCGGTCAGGTCCACGCCGTCCCGGCCATCCTTCGGCACAGGGATGCGCTCGATGGCTCGGTCCAGTTTCTCGTTCGCGCGACGCTCAAAGTCCAGCACGTGCTTCGCGACAGCGGCCTCAAGAAACACGGACACGTCGTCCAGCGTCACAGACTTGCCAGGCTCGCCGGGTGGCGGCGGGTTTTCCGTCAGGTATGCCTTAACCTCCAGACCGACCAGTTGCTTGATATCGTCTGAGGCCAACAGCTCCTTCACCACGTCGGACACGTCGATCTCGACCGACTGGGCTTCGATGCGCTTCAAGGCATCGATCTCCTTGCGCAGCTCGGCGTTCGCCTTCTCCAACGGCTCGACCGCCTCTGCAATCAGGTCGGCGATCATGTCGCCGAGAGCCTTCACGTCAAGCTGCATTTGCCGCTTTCCTCTTCTTCAGAGACTGACGGGCGAGCTGCACAATCGCAGCCGCCACCATAGCCCGCTCTTCCTCGCTCGCCGTGTCTTCAGCCGCCTGCGGCTTCTGGTCAGGCGGAAGCCTGTCTCGCAGCGTGCCAAGCGGGTAATCCTGATGCTGGCCCCACAACGTATCGCCGCCAGAGGTCGGGGCAAGGCCAAACTTCGCGCGGGCCTCGTCAGGCGTCTTTATCATCCCGCCGACCAGCTTCGTCTCGATCTCCGCACGCTTGCCCTCGTCCATGCGGAACAGCGGTTCCGTATCAAGCCAGATGCCCCAGTCCTGCGGCAGGTTAAGGCCCTCATCCAGCAGGTTCTCCATCGCCTCGATATGGCCCGACAGCGCGTCCTCGTGGTACAGCAGGTTGATCTGGTCAACTGTCATGCCTGCGGGAATCGAGCCGATGCCAATCTTGAACGGCGGGATGCCGAACGGCTGGCAGATTTGTTCGTCCGAGTATCGAAGCTGCTCCACAAGCTGCGAATCCGCCGCCTTGAATGAGAACGGGGTGAACCTCAGGTCGGCGCCGATCACAGCGATCTTGCCGCTATTCTCGCCGCTGTACCTTTCATTGAACGCGGCTTGGATTGCGTCGGCCTCTTCCTCCGTTAATCCTGCGGGCGCGGTAATCAGGCCGCCGGGACTTGCGTTGTTGGCAAAGAACGCCGAACTGTTGCGAAGGATGCGAATGTTCTTTCCAGCCGCCAGCGCAGCCGCGCACAGGGGCGGAACGCCAAGCAGCTGATGATGGAACGGGTTGATCCGGTCGTGGATGATCTCCGACGCCGGAACCGTGATCTGCTCCCCGCCGTAGGCATCAGGTAGCAGGTTGTTGGCCGTGCCATAGTTCAGCCGGTAAAACACGCGGCCAGCTTCTGACACCAGCGGCTCAACACGGCTCGGGTCCAACACGTACAGAGACGTGACCACGCCCCGGTTGTCGCGCTGCTTCAGTACAAACGTGTTTCCGTCCAGCAGCTTAGACAGAATCCACGCCTCGCGGAACTGCTGTGCGGTCTGGTAGCCATTCGGCTTGCGCAAAACGGGCGACCATGCCGGGTTCTCGGCAACCTCCCAAATCCCGTTCGCGCCCCTCTTCTTCAGTAGGAACGGCAGTTTGCCGATGTCCTGCGTGATGCGATTCAGACACGCATACAGCGCCGGGTAACAGGTCAGGTCGCCGCGCTTCAGCTCGTCGTTCTTCTGCCACGCGCCCGTATAGGGTTCATGGATGACGCGCCATCCGCGACGCCAGTCAGCCACGGGCCGCGCCGCCTTCTCGCGCGTGATGTTGAACCCAAAGATTCGCATTCTTGCTTAGTCCTCAGCGGACATGTCGCGCCGCTTGTATTTCCGCTTGGGCTTGCCCGTTCGAGGTGAAATCTCCACCTCTTCCGGCTCATCGGCCACAAGCTGCCGCGTCCGGTAAACGCGGGTCGCAAGATTGCGGCGGATCAGAACCTCGCCCACGCTGTCCCGCACCTCGCGCTGCATACCGTTCGCTCGATACTGAATTCGCACTTATCACCTCGCCGAAAAAGGAGGGGCCGGTTTCCCAGCCCCTCCGAAGTGCCGCTTAGGACGCGCAGGCATTCCAGTTGACGTGCGCCCACACAACCGCCGAAGCACGACGCTTCTGCCAGTTGATGTAACGCTCGACGAGGAACGCAACGCTGTTGGTCTGCCACATGCTGACCATCGAGTTCGACCCGGTCGGCGTGGTGCTGTCCATCGTCGGCGCGTTGTCCATCAGCAGCGACGCCTGATCCGACACCGACACCTGGATGCCACCCTCGTCGCCGAGGAAGATCTCGTCGCCCTTGATCAGGGCCACGACCGGACCATCGCTATCGGTCGGCACGTACTGCGACGTGAACACCGGCAGACCCGCCAGCGTGCCGCCGTTCGGGGTGATGCCCGGGAACGCCGGAGCGCCGATCTCGTTGGTGGCAAGCGAAAGGTCAATCGCGACCGTCTCGGGCATGACCCAGAAGGCCCCCGACACGCTCAGGTTGTCGCCGACCAGCTCCTTCAGGAACTGCGCGATGTCACAGCGGATGCCTTGCACCGAACCGTCGCCCGAAAGGGTCAGCGGCGCAGTGCCGTTCAGCAAGCCCGCCGGAGACTCGTCGGTCACGGCAGCGGCGGTGCTGATCAGCGTGCCATCGATGCGAGCATTGACCGCGCGGGCCAGCTCGTCACGCAGGAACGCATCGGCATTGGCCGAGGCACGCATTAACGTCTCCTTGGTCGCAGCCGCAATCGCAGCCACCTTCAGCGGGGTCAGCTTGGCGCGGGTGTAGGTCCACTGCGTCAGCGGCTTCGCGTCACCTTCCTTGACCCAATAGGCAGTGCCGCCAGAACTCTGCACCAGCACCGGCGCGTCGAACGGCAGCCTGCGGAATCGGTCGCTGATCTGACCATACAGCGAACGCTCGCGCAGGTACTCAACGAAGTCGGCGAACGCAGCGCCGCCCTCGTTGATCAGGTTGCCAGCCCACGTGGCACTGCCCGTATTCGCCGCCGGGACCGCAGCCTTCTGGATCGACTTCACCAGCGTTTCGTCGCCCGGATACAGGTTCTGGGCAATCTCGATCTCGTTGCGGGTGCCAGCCTGGCCGGTGAAGGCCAGCGCCTTGACGCGGGCCATGCGGGCAAAGCGGATGCCCTTGTCCAGCTTGGTGGTGTCCTTGACCTGAACGTCGCCGCCACGAATCACGGACACCGCAGACT